TGCCTGCGAGCGCGCGCTGCAATACGAGTATCTGCAAACCCCTGTCGACCCGGGTCGAGAGATTCCCGGTCGCGTGCTACGCATCTTCGAGGTGGGACACGCCCTCGAAGAACTGGCCATCCGCTGGCTGCGCATGGCCGGATTCGATCTGTACACCCAAAAGGCCAGCGGCGGTCAGTTCGGTTTTTCTGTCGCAGGCGGCCGCATTCAAGGGCACGTCGATGGCGTCTTGAACGGCGGCCCCGCAGCACTGGGAATGAGCTTTCCGGCCCTGTGGGAGTGCAAGACCATGAACGACAAGTCCTGGCGGGATACGGTCAAGCACGGCGTCAGCAAATCCAAACCGGTCTATGCCGCGCAGATGGCGGTCTACCAGGCCTACATGGAAGCGAGCGTGCCAGGCATCTCGTCAAGCCCGGCGTTGTTTACCGCGATCAACAAGGACACCGAGGAGATCTGGTTCGAGCTGGTGCCGTTCGATGGCGGCCTGGCGCAGCGGATGTCCGATCGCGCGGTGCGGGTCATCACGGCGACCGACAGCCAAGAACTGTTGCCGCGCCATGCGACTACACCGACGCATGTCGAGTGCAAGTTCTGCCCCTGGCAGGACCGCTGTTGGGGGGCGACATGATGGCCGACAACATCATCTGGCTCGATTTCAATGACGCCCCCGAGCAGCGCGACGAACTGGCCACGGACACCGATGCGCTGCGTGCGGGGTTGCTGGACCGGCTCGAGGCCGTTCTCAACTACCTGTTTCCGCAGGGGCGCGTTCGGGGTGGCAAGTTCACCATCGGTGACGTCGATGGCAATCCTGGCAAGAGTCTGGTGGTTGAGCTGGACGGGGCACGACGTGGCCTGTGGAAAGACTTCTCCACCGACGAGGGCGGCGATGTCATCGATCTGTGGGCGCGCTCGCAGGGTCGCTCCGCCCGCAGCGACTTTCCCCGCATTGCTGGCGAGATCCGGCAGTGGCTGGGTCTTCCTACGCCGAACATCATGCCGATGCGCCGCGATGTTCGCAGCGTGCCAATGGACGACCTCGGCGCGTACACCGCCAAGTGGGACTATCTCTCACCCGAGGGCGAACTGATCGCCTGCGTCTACCGCTATGACCCACCGACCGGCAAGGAATACCGCCCCTGGGATGTTCGCGCCCGCATGTGGCGCGCGCCCGACCCCAGGCCGCTCTACAACCTCCCGGTCATCTCGAGGGCGCGAGAGGTCGTCCTGGTCGAAGGCGAGAAGTGTGCGGCTGCATTGATCGCGTGCGGCATTGCCGCCACCACCGCGATGAACGGCGCCAAGGCACCGGTCGATAAAACCGACTGGCATCCGTTGGCGGGGAAATCCGTGGTCATCTGGCCGGACCGGGACGCACCCGGCTGGGACTACGCCGAGAGCGCCGCGCGTGCTTGCGTGGCTGCGGGCAGCACATCCGTGGCCATCCTGGTGCCGCCCACCGACAAGCCACCCAAGTGGGACGCCGCCGACGCGGTCGACGAAGGGTTCGACTGCGCGGCATTCATCGCCAAGGGCGAACGCCGCGTGGTCAAGGCGGCGGCTCCCTCACTGCCCACCTTCACGCTCGGCGAACTGCTCGACGACAACTCACCGCTGCCACCTGACCTGATCTCTCCGCGCGTGCTGACACCGGCTGGCATGCTGGTATTCGGTGGCGCGCCCAAGGTCGGCAAGAGTGACTTCCTGTTGTCGTGGCTGGCGCACATGGCCGCTGGCGCCGCATTTCTGGGCATGCAGCCACCCCGGCCGCTGCGGGTGTTCTACCTGCAGGCCGAGGTCCAGTACCACTACCTGCGCGAGCGCGTGAAGGATGTCCGCCTGCCGTCGCATCGGCTGCTGGACGCCCGCGCCAACTTCGTGGCCACGCCGCAGTTGCGGCTGGTGCTCGATGACGCGGGGCTCGCCCAGGTGATCCCAGCGATCATGAACGCCTTTGGCGGTGAGCCTCCCGACATCATCGCCATCGATCCTATCCGCAATGTGTTCGACGGCGGTGATGCCGGTGGCGAGAACGACAACGGCGCCATGTTGTTCTTCCTGTCGCAGCGGGTGGAGCGGATTCGCCAGGCGGTCAATCCGGACGCCGGGATCATTCTTGCGCACCACACCCGGAAACTGGGCAAGAAGCAGTTTGAGGAGGACCCGTTTCAGGCCTTGGCCGGCGCGGGAAGCCTGCGTGGCTACTACTCGACCGGGATGTTGCTGTTCCGGCCGGATGAGACGCGCACGACCCGTCAGCTGATCTATGAGTTGCGCAACGGTGCCGGCATTCCGCTCAAGCACATCGACAAGGTTCAGGGTGAGTGGCGCGAGGTCGACGCCAACCAGCGGCTGGTGATGAAGGAATACGGCGAGCGGCTGGATGCTGAGCGTCGGCGCAAGCGCGACGCGATCCTGGAGATTCTGTTTCAGGAGGCCGCCAACGGGCGCTGCTACACCGCCAATCAGTTTGCCGAAGGCTTTGAAGGCAAAGCCGGGCTCGGTGGCGAACGCACGATCCGAGAGCGGCTATCGGCCTTGGCGACCCAAGGCTACATCAAGTATTTCCGCAACGCCGCTGACTACGGTTTGCCCTCCTGCGGGCGCACTAAGTTCGGTTACCTGTGTGTGGAAGGCATGGCGTTGCAGATGGCCATCGGACCGCCTGATCCGGACACCGGGGAGGTCGTGATGCAGACACATCTCGTCCTGCCCACCCACTACAAATGCCCGCAATCGGGGGCCGCCATGCCGGTCGAGAACCCCGAGGTGTGGGTGTACCAAGACGATCTCAACGATACCCAGGAGCCCGCATGAATACGCATCGTCAAGTTGGCAAAATTTCTGCCAACTGGAACCCACTTTTTGCCAACTGGATTCAGTTGGCAGACCCTTGCCAACTCCATTCCCATGTAAATCAACCACTTGAGCGCAAGTTGGCAAGTTGGCAAGTTGGAAACGCTGCCAACTTGCCAACTGACGCAAACCCGCATGGTTACTGGGTTTGCTCGGATTCTTCAGTTGGCGAAAACTCCCCCTCCTACTACGTAGGAGAGGGAACAGTGGTTCCCTCTCCCTCACGTAGGGAGATTTCCTTCGATGGTTGTGGCAGGGATCTGAATCGGCGGGTGGTGCTCGCACTTGATCTCGGGACCACCACCGGTTGGGCATTGCTGACCCGGGAAGGTGACATTGCACACGGATTTGCGAGTTTCCGACCCCAGCGCTTCGAGGGGGGTGGCATGCGGTTTCTGCGCTTCAAGCGCTGGTTGGGGGAGCTCAAGACGATCGCCCAGGACATCCATGCGGTGTACTTCGAAGAGGTACGCCGTCATGCCGGGGTGGATGCCGCCCACGTCTACGGAGGCCTGATGGCCACGCTCACTACCTGGTGTGAGCACCAGAACATCGCCTATCTCGGCGTGCCCGTCGGCACGATCAAAAAGCACGCTACTGGCAAAGGCAATGCGGGCAAAGCCGAGGTCATCGCAGCCATGCGTGCCCTGGGCCACCCGGTCACCGATGACAACGAGGCCGATGCCCTCGCCTTGTTGCACTGGGCCATCGATACGCAGGAGGTGTGACATGAAAATCCCTACCCCTTCCTACCGTTGCCCCTTGGGTCGACTCCAACCCCAGACGTTCGATCTGGACGCCATCAAACAAAGTGGCTGGCAGGAGCAGCGCATCCTGGTGGTGCATGCCGATGACAGCCGCCTGGACTTTCTTGAGCAGGAGATCGTTCAGCGTATCGGCCAACGTCTTTACGGAGGGTCTCGCCATGGCTAAGTGGACGATCGACGATGTGGCCTTGCGCTTCAGTCAGGCGGCTGATGTTGCCCGACGTCTGCCAGCGGTTCGGGTCCAGGGATATTTCAACTGCTGGCCGGCGATCAAGCGCGCCGAACATGAGAACCTGGGTGTGGAAGACCGGCCACCGGTCTATTTCCCGCCCAGTCCGGAGTCGGTCGATCGGATGCTGGAGGTGATGCGCTGGGTGCTCTGGCTGGAAGAAGAACAACGTCACCTGGTGTGGATGCGCGCCAAGCGCTACGGCTGGCGGGAGATCGGTATCCGCTTTGCCTGTGACCGCAGCACCGCCTGGCGGCGCTGGCAGATGGCCTTGGCCAAGGTGGCGCTGCACCTCAATCTGGAAGATCGATCATGAAATTGCATGAAATCGCCAGCGTCTTACAAGGTCTGCGCAGACCTGCGTAACGCTGCGGGTTGAACCCGAAATCCGGCGTGCAACATATCCGCCGGATGGGCGTAGTATTTCAGCTATCTTCTGGACAGAGGTGCGAGGCAAACGCCCA